CAATATACTTTGCACACTTTAATACTGGGCCTCTTCTTCCTGGAACAAAAGTAGATAAATTTGCAAATTTAGTAACTAGGTCTAAAATAGTTATTGCAGATGCAGAATGCTGAACCCATTTACCATCCTTGGAGTAACTCCAAATATTACCATCTTCCTCTTGAGTATGAATCCATACTCCTACAGCACCATCACCCAATAAGTCCCCATCAGTATTACTAATTAAAGTTTTAAAAGTTAATTTAAAGTTATGTTCTGGTGTTAAGAAATTTGTAGAGGTATCATAAAGTTCTGATCCTAAGCAGGTATACCTACTCAAATCAAATCTAATTCTACCGAATCCATTTTTAGAAGTTTGCTTTATTAGTGTATTATTATAAAGTAATGGATTTATTTTTCTTGGGTCTTTTTGATTCTTATCTAATCTATAGATTGTAAATGAATTATTTTGCCCTGAGCTTACACTTTGGCAAAGCTCTATATGATCCAATATTCCTGAATTTCTATATTCAAATCCTTCAATAGTTATAGATGACAAACTACTAGCAATAAATGTTCCAGAATAGCTAACACCAGAACTTGAAAACACCCCAGTTCCATTATAAAATACTGGAACATAATCAAGTGATGAGACAATTAGATCAGTTCTAACTTTAGTTAGACTTCCATTTTCATTTAATTTAGAATTTTTAAATATTGAACCAAAGGTATGCCCGAAAATAGTTGGACCATCTAAATACAATACATTTGGGATAAGTCTTCCTGGCACCGTCCCGCTAGAGAAATTTTTTCTGTAGTCTGAATAGAACTTATGGAAGTCTCTTCCAAACTCAAAATTAGTATAATCTTCAAAAGAATTAGGAAAGTTACCACTTAATTCTGTTGAACTATTAGCATAACTTTGTATTACATTTTTCCAATAACTATTTTCATATAAATAATTTGGGTTATTATAATAATAAGTTGAAGCATCATATAATTTTTTCTTTTCTTTTATATAATGCATAACAGCTATTAAGGGATGTAATTGATTTAAATCATGATAATAGTCTGGTCTTGATCCTTGCTGCGGATACTTACCGTTTGATTCTACCCGCCTCCACCCTCGGCATGGGAATGTATTGCTTACCCAAAGACCAGAGTAATAATTTTTAGATGTTAAATTTTCACAACGATCATAGATGGCTGGTATATTTTTGTAATCAGGTATTGGTACGTATTGTTGTGAAGATGGTATCAATCCTAAAGGCAAGAACCCAAGAGAAGATGGTAATGATATTTCGACAGTAGAAACATCCATAGTTACTGGCATATTGAATCCAGTTCTATCGTAGAATCCATCCTTAGGTAATGTAAATTTAAAGCTTCTTCTTCTATGGTTTCTTCTTGGTAAGTATGCTAAAGTTCCACTTGCAGCTAATAAAGGATCTATTATTGAGTCTGCTTGCCATCTTTTAAATGGTGGCTTCCCAGTCGCAATACCTCTCTTGTAGGTATCCATTAATAATCCAGATCCAACAAATCCAGCTACAGATGTTCCACTAGAATAATTTACTTGTGTAAATTCAAGTTTGTCTGCACCAACATAAGGCAAAATAATATTTACAAACTCATCTGTATCGGCTGAACTTAGATCTGCAGTTATATTTGGTATTGAGTGGGCTGGTGAGAACTCTTTAATGATATCAGCAACTATACCAAATGCTTCTCTTGAATCAGTCTCTAATGAATTTTTAGTAAAATCAAATTCATTAGAGTGAAAAACAACATTGAAGTGAGATGATTTACTATTCCAAAGAGGAAAATATTCTACTTTTCTATTAGAGATGTCTTTAATAATATCCGACCAGTTTGGTGGGTATTGGGCAGCGGAAGTGAATAGTAAAAACCTATTATCAGATCTTATGTCATCCTGAGCTAGAACACTGTTGTCACGTATAAAATCAGATACTTTAAATGCAAAACTATTTGGAACTCCAAAACAAACTAACTTATCTGCTATGGTAGTTATTAAATCATTTGTTAGAATTGTATTAGCATAGTATGGATATTCTTCAAATGGAGGGACTGGGAACTTTCTTCCTCTGTAATTAAATACGAAAGAAGATGTCCCTATTGGGAATTTACTAAAGCTAGCTACAAAACTTTCAGTGTCATAATATTCAGGATTATTAGCTACTATAAAGTTTGAAGGGTATTCCTTAGCTAGCTCATACATTATTTGATCTACTACCAGCTTAACATTTTCATCTATGCTACTAAAGTTGTAGGATGATACTTGAAGTTTTAATGCTAAGTCTCTTGTCCATGTATCAAAACTTGATAACATAGTGGACTCAGTTGCTAAAGAATAGTATATTAAGAATGGAACATATGATTCCCAAAGCTCTGATATTCTGGAGCTTACATCGAACTGACCATTAGGGAATACGGAATTTATAGCGTATTGAATAGACTTTTTGGTTCCTATTCTTTTGTAAACATCGACAGCGTTTACAATTTGAAGTCTCCACCGATCAGGGTCCGATCCAAATAATTTCCAACCTATAAGGTCTGCTAAATATGGTAAATACTCAGATGGACATTTATTTATATCATCTAGTATTTTTAATTTTTCTACATTACTATCATAATCAGCAAATCCAAAAGAAAAGGCTTTCATTAACCTAGTAAAAGGGCCATGCTTAACTTTTTGAGTTATCCTGATATTGCTATCTAAATAATCTTGAATTGCTGTTTGAACTCTGATATCACCTCTGTCAGAATAAAGTGGTGAGTATACAATATCAATTAAAGTTTTAAGGGCATCTAGTTTTGCTGTTGAACTAGTAAACGGATCAACGGTTGTTAAATCAGGCTCAAAAGCTTTTGGTATAAATCCTTTTGATTGCCAAGTAGTGGATGTAGTATAATTCCTCCATATATATTCAGTGACACCTTTCATGGCATCAACTAAATGAATTGGCTGTCCTGCGTATAGTTTTCCAACTATTAAATCATGCACATATGCAGAAGAATTATAACAAGGTCTGTAAGGTAAATTAAGAAAATATAACCAAGGTATAGTTTCTATTAGATAAGCACTTCTATCATCTTGATTAGATAAATTTCCAAAAGATATTGAAGGTGAACCTAATTTTATTCCTGGTAAAAGTTCATTCGTAACATAGTAAGAGAAGTCTGCACTAGTTTCAAATTGATTAAATGATTTTCCTTTATAAGAATCTCCAGAAAGAGCATTTAATATTTGCCTCTCAAATTCTATAGGCTCAATATCAAACAAGTCATTTTGTTTGATAAAATACTGAGCCATAGTAGATGGGGAGTTTATAGAGCTAAATACTGTTTGAGTTAGGTATGTTAAAGGTATATTAATTATTGAACTAAAATTAGCTAGAATACTTACCTGTGAATTAACTACTTGATCAATAATATCAAGTTCTCCCAAACCACTAACAAGCAATTCATCTTCTTCAAAATAGATAGAAGGTATAGTATATCTTAAAGCCTGATCAAAATTAGACTTGTAGTATTTTCTGTTATCAATAAATTGAGTAGGACTAGACATATACTATATTTACAGTAAAATTATTTAATTGAACAATTTCATTAAAGTTTAATTTTATTACTTCAGCTACATTATCAACTGTAGCAAATCTAACTTCGGGTATTGAAAATATATAATTTACTAAATCTTGAGGATCAAATTGCTTTCCAAAATCATTATTATCAACATTAAAATATTGTAATATTTTAGAACGTATTTTAGTTTTTATTACATCTTCTCTAGTTGCATACTTTCTATCTAGTCTGGCAGTTATAACTAAATCTAAAGTTCTAATAAGACCATCAACGACAATGACCTCATCAGTCATCATCTTAAGTTCATTCATGGCTTCTACTAATTGATGTTTAAACTCTTGGGTTGCTCTTCTTAACTGTATATTATTAGCCTTTTCTAATACATAAACATCAATAATATTAGCAGATGAATAAGCTCTTCTAACTATTGCATTAGCTTTACCAACTGACCCATAGGAAGTTATGTAGCTATTAGCGAAAGCTTTGTAATCTTGTAAAGTTACTAATCTATTCTGGGATCTAAACATTAAAGGTGCATATCTTTTTGCGTGCTCTAAAGTTTCTGCATCAGATCCTCCAGTAGCTTGCCCAGAATTTTCTACTGTGACATCTATGATACTAGTTGGATTACCACCACCTGGATCAAATACCACCGAAGATCTGGCATCAATAACTTCACTTCTAATATTACCTCTAGTTCCCCCACCAATTCTATAAACTACGGTATATGAATCTCCAAGATTTGGATTTTTTCCAAGATTAGAGTCTCCAAATATTATCTTGGCTTGATAGTTTTCACTTGGAATAACTTGAAATATCTTATCATTAGCACCAGAAGCATAGAAGAAACTATCAACTTGTCGATAGACTCCGCTAGTATTAGAATCACCAGTTATAAATACTTGAACACTACCCTCAATAACAGGGGCTCTCTCCAAAGTTATACTTTTAATTTGTTCAACATTAGAAAAAGTTCCGCTATCAATAACCAAAGAACCTTCTAATAATATCAGATTTTCTAATACTGTATCCGAAGCTTTTTCACTATTATAAACAGTTATATTCCCAGTGCTGTTAGCTACGTCAATGTCACCATCTGGAGCAACTTTATACAAGGTATAAGTTATTGGTAATCCATCTTGGGGAGAATTTATAGTGATTACTCTATTTTGTGGAAAGAAAGTTAAACTTTGACTATCGTCTTCAGTAGTCCATGGATTAGAGTCTAAAGTTATTCTGGCATTAGCAGCAGCAGCTATGGGGCCTTTTATTCTAACTCCAATCAACTCTAATAACTTACGAACACTGTCTCTTTGTCTAGCTGTTTTTAAATAGTTTTCATTAGCGAGTAAATCTGATTTATATGACAATACATGCCCCATATAGGCCACTAACTCAACTAGCATCATACCCAAATCAGATTCAGAGAAATAGTTATAATCTAATGGATAAACAGCTTTAATATATTCTACTAAAGATTCTCTTAAGCTAATAAAATCTGTGGCAGCATAGTTAATAAGACGTTCCTTATCAACATCCTCTACCTTAGCTAACTTTAAAAAATCTGATTGTATTTGACCAGTGTAAACCATTAGAATAAATTAACCTTAAGTTCAAAAGTAACTTCTTCTTGCTCTCTAAGAGAACAGAATAAATTTATAAGAATATAGTGCCCACCACCAAGTCTACTATCCTCTCCTGGAATTACTTGTAATTTTAATACATTTACATTACGGGCATATCCAGCGAGGGTTTCTAAAATTTCTTCTTTAATTTGATTTAATAGAACTTGGTCTAATGGCTCCATTAAATATCTTTTTAAGTTTGTTCCAAAATTTGGAAGCATAACTCTTTGGCCTCGGGTAGTTAAAAGCAACTGCCTTAAATTTTGTTTTATTAAATTTAATCCTGAGCTTTTAGCTACGTAACCACTTCTAGGATCATGGCCCATAGGAAATAACATACCAAAAGCTTTATTTTTAGTATTTATTATATCCTGTTTAGCAATTTTAGAGGGATTGATACCGTATAGTGTCGTGGTGCCTTGCCTTGATGCAGCACCTACGCCACCGTAAAAGTCTTCAACACCATCAACACCTCCTGGGTATCCTGGGTCTTCCTCTTCTTCTAAATTTCCTGGGTTTGCCATTTAATTAATCCAATTAATTATATATAGTGTGGTTATTTTAAAGTAGTAACGTGTCTATATTTTTAAAGAATTCTTTTTGTGCCCTGTAGTTAGTGGCAACCTCATCGGAACTTAATGGCTTTTTATATAATTTAAAACTACCTAAATAGCCTTTTAATCCACTTATGATTCCGCCATACTTACCACCCATAAAGTTTCCATACTGAGACATCCCGTCAGTATAGCCACCACCAACTATCCAAGGAGTAAAGTAAGTATTTAATTTTGGACCTGATTTCAAAGAGTTTGGTGCTAAGGAACCTACAGTGGTAGATTTATATTCAAAGCTATTACCTTTCTTAAATGAGGGTATCTTAGGCATCTCATAAGGCTCAACACCAAAGATATTAGATAAAGATGAGGTTGTAGTATTAACACCATCTAAGTAAAACCTAACCTGATCATTATTTGGATCAAACGTAACACTTATATGGCAGAAGGTATTACCACAAGCTGAGTATGCATTACCATTAAATCTATCGTATATATTCTGAACCATGCAGTGATAAGTAGTTCCAGAATTACAGTTTAAATAATCTTTAAAGTTTCTATTAATAAATCCTGCAGATGAAACACTTAGAGATTGAGTTGGAGCTAAGAAGAAAGAAATATTTGAACTTGGATTTAAAGAGCTATCATTGCTAGGAGCTTCAGAACTTACCAGTCTTCTATCTCTGGTAAATCCCATCACAAATCCATTAACAACATTATCACTAAAATTAAAGAACTTAGCGTCATCGTTTGTTGATGAACTCAGGTTTCCAGTTACACCAACATTTTCATTTGCTAAAATTAATCTATACAATCCAGAAACGTTAGTTCCACCACCAAAGCCAGCATCGGGATCATTAAACTTAGGTAAGTGAACCCAGAAGTCTATAGTAGCTCCGTTTTTGTGGTATAATAAATCGTTGAAATCTGCCTCATCTGGCAACTTAACATAAGAACCTAAAGCACTTGGATACCTAGCATCGGTAGTTGAATGTCTAGTTATTCCGCTTAAATAAGCAATACCTAATCCCTTACTAAATACATCCTGTATATTATTTGCAACTAATTGCCCATAACCTAAGTTAGTTTCAGATGCATAATTTCTTAAAAGGTTAGCAGTTGAACTTGGAGTTTCAATATTAGTTTCTAAGAAGTTATACATTGCATAGAGAGAATCATTAACAACCTCATCAGTTATTTCGTAAGTCTGGGCAGACACTGAGTTTACAGTATTACCCTCGCGTAGGATTGCGCCCTCTCCAATATCAGTCAATATTAGATGGTCAATTACAGTATTCTTACTATGCTCTGGAGCTATTACGTAAGTCGGTGCAGTTATAGGTAATACACTACCTCTAACATCATCCTGAGTAATAACTATTGATTTTTGTTTTTGAATATCTAAAGAAATATTCAAACCTTCCAAGTAAGAGAAATCATTTAATGGGACTTCTCCAGGATTATATAAAATTTTATTTTTGTATATTCCCGGTATTTTTATAGCTAATTCAATTTGCTTCTTTCTCTTATTTATCTTCTCTTGATGGTTTGCATTCTCAGATATCAACGCTTGCTTGTGATTATAAATTACTGACTGTGGCTGGCTGTTAACCTCAAGTTGGGTAATTTGAGCAGATAGATCGTAAATTCTTTTATTTCTTTCTCCGATCAAATCTTGTAAATAACCATCTTTATTATAATAAGCTTGTAACGATACTGAGTTGTCAATTATGTTTGGATCTAATATTGTATTAAAATATAAATTTAGATCTTTTGTAGAGAATCCTTTACCTCTTCCACCCAAGTTAGGATCTTGCTCAAACTTCCACCTATCCCCAGGATCTATTTGTTTATTTCTTACATTAAGTTCTAACAGTGCAGGGTATAGCCCACTAACTTGGGAATCATAATACAGCCCGTCTTTTGAGAATACAAACTGCCCGGTCTTAGATTTAGGTGGACCATATACAAGTCTAAATACCTCAGATTCCATACCTGCTTGCATTCCACTAGCGTCTCTACCGTAGACACTTCTAATAGTGTTATACGTGTCTGGCATCGCTATGAACAGGGTAGTTCCAGACAGAGCATCAATATAATCGGAAGTGAATACAGGCTCTAGGCTAGGATTTAATTGTCTATCTAATAGAGTCTTAGCAATACTATCAATTAAAGAATCAGCTTTTTCAATAAATCTTATTGCATTATCAACGTTTTGTCTATCAACTTCATAAGCAGCTTCTACAGTTCTCTTGTATTCCTCAGGATCTAAATTAAATAACTCTTCTCTTTTCTTAGCTCCATTTCCACCGCTATGGTCCAAATAATCTTTGTAACTTTTAAAACATTCTCTAATGTTATTAATTTGATTAATACCAGACTGAATATTTTGATACATTCTTCCTGCAAACTGAGCAGCGGTAGCAATGCCATTTAAAAATCCACCTAGGTTATTGGATTCTTCGCCCTCATCTCTATCCATTCCATCTTCAGAAGTATCTGATATAAACTTAAATATCCCCTCATCAGTGTCAAATTCAATAATGCCATTTAGCCATCGAACTTTGGATATTACACCCTTTATAACATCGTCTGCCCTATCTCGGCCATTCTTAGCATCTTTTGATACACCATTTAAAATCTTGGATGGTATTAAGTTAAGTAAGTCTTGTGTTAAATTTAATAAACAGCTTGGAAATCCAAAGGAGGTTCCTATGGACGTAGCGAGACCGCGAACACCGTTTGGCGCTCTTGCGGACATTGAAAGAAAAGTTTTAATATCAAAAACAGCCATTTATAATTTCTCCTTAACTAGTTAGGTCCCTATTGAGGTAATAGTGGTTTATCCTCATATGGGTGGGTGGTTGGACTTGGTATATTTACGGCTGGCGGGGTAGCCTGAGCACCCCCTACCTTGTTTAAGTGTAAGGGGCTGCTACCGTTACCAAAGTCCATACCCCCAGTTCCCTCTGCCTTTACTTTACTAGTAGCTTTAATTTGAATATTTTGGCTAGCTTTGAGATTGATATTTTCAGCGTCCATGGATATATTTTTTGATTTCATTAAAATATCTCCATCAACTTTGATGCTTAAATTCTTTTTAGAATAAATTTTGATCTCTCCCAAAGAATTAATTTGGACTAAGCTATCTCCCCCGTGGGTAGTAACATAGATACATCCAGAAGTCCCATTAGTAAATAAATTAACGTCTTTATTGTTACTATTAAGATTTATGTTCCCATACTGTCTTGGAGCATTATCATCTTTAAATTTTCCAGTTGAATGGTTATATAAAGTTAAATCTCTTCCATCAGCAACAACTACTAAATATTCAGATTCCCTAACTATACTTCTTTGAGCACCTTTAGTTTTAGTCTCAATACTTCTAGCTGAGTGCTGGTCATTCGCTTGATCAGTTATAACAATACCATCACCACTTCTGTTTCTAAGAATTACTCCATCCATTTTTGGGGAATCACTTAGAAGCAGCTTGTGATTAGCTGCACTCTCTAGTTCAACTCTCGCAGAAATTTGCTCAGGGGTATAGTAATTTGATACCTTCAGCCCTGCTCCCTTAGCATCTTTAAATGTTATCGCTTGAGGTATATCATTCTCATTATAAAGAATAGTTTCATTAATTAATGGAACATTTATTTTTGAGTTATGAACTCCAAGAGAATCTGATTGATTTACTATAGTTGATAAGTAATAATACTCTTGATATTCTTCATCATACACAAATAAAATTTCAGAACCAACCTCAGGTATCGCCAATACTCCACCTTCATTTCTATTAAAATAAGGTGAGGTATAAATTATATTTAAGATTGAATTATCATCTGAAGATCCCGCATTTACTTGTTTTGCTTTTAATCTGCCAGATCTGGTAGAGTCAGCATTTGATGTTACAACTCCTCTATAAATTTTCATTGTATTTACCTATTCTATGGCGTTGCACGACTTGAAGATCCCGTGCCCATCGCCGGATTTGGTGGTGGCGGTGATGGCGGTGGGGGCTGTGGAATATCCACTTCTGAATTATATAATGATTTAGTTTTTCCATCGTAAATAAAACGAAAATAATTACCATTAATGTTCCCGTCAAAGGTACTACGATGTTTTTCGGATAATATCCTTTGTTTGTGGTCTGGATTAATGAAATCCCAGCCTTGTTTATTAATTTCGGTTAATTTATCATATCCTAGTGGTCTATCAATTCTTGCAGGATTTTTTTCAATTTTATCATTATCTTCGTTTGATTTTTTAATTTTTGCATTTCTATAAGCATAAAAAGAATCATAGGTAAGATATGGAGTTTGAGAAATAATTTCATCTTGTTCTTCAGCACTTAAAGAATCCCAAAGTTTTTTATCCCCCTCACTTAATCTATCATAACCAGAGGGCTTGCCAAAGGTTGGAGTTTTACTTGATTTAGATTTTGGTCGATCTGATGTTTTTTTCTTTTGCTCATTTTCAAGAGCTAATTCATCAGGTGATTTAATTCCAAGTTTTCCTTTAAGTCTATCTGATATGACTTTTCTAGTATTTCCATTTTCTTCAAAATCTTTTATTTGTTGTTCATTTAAATTATAAGATTTATTATTTAAAGTAGTGGAATCATCTAAAGATATTTGATTCTTAATTAATTTAAATTCTGAATAAGCTTCTTTAGTATTTATTACGTGTTTAAATCCTGTGATAGTGTAAATTCCATTATAAAATTCAAACAGGTTATCTCTACTCCAATTAGAATTTAATGGATTAATTATGTTTACTCTTTTAGCTAATATAATCGCTGGTCTTTGTAGTAAGTTCCAGCCAGAAAGATGAAAGAATGGCAAAGTTCTTAATTGTATTGATAAAAAAGATTTATACATATAATCAAAAATTTCACCCATTACAGTATCTTTAGAAGCACCCCTGTCTTTTGGAATTGCAAAGTTACCTGAATTTAAAGTTAAAGCTTCATTCCTACGTTCCAAAAATTGTGCAACAGATACCAATGCATCTGGATTTACTTTTGATAGCTTACCATTGTTTTTTAAATCTATAAGAACATTTAAATAAGCTATTTGCCTGTATGTTATTCCCTGTTCATTTAATTTTGTAAGATATGGTTTTAACTTTATTAGTTGTGGGTCAGGAAGTTTATCATCTTTAATTAATTCAATTTCTCTGGTATCTAATTTTTCTTTTGATCCAGGACCCATTCTCTTATCAACTTCCTGCAATGCTAGGGATACCTGACCATCAGGGTCGATAATATCTTTTATTTGATTATTCTTTTCTAAAATTATGTGGCCAAATTTTTTGTGCCTATCTTCTCTTACAGCAAAGTTCATTGCATTGAAATAATTTTGATTTATTTCAACATTAACATCTAAAACATTTGAATTAAATAAATTGTAAGTGAACAAAGGTATATCTGTTTTTTTAGTTAATTCAATAGCATTTGCCATTATATTATACTCATTTGATTGCTCACTAAAACTTAATTCATCAGTAATTAATTTTTCATTAAATGATGAGTTATTTTTATTTTTATAATTTAATTTGATAGCAGCTTGCTTATATGCATCACTAGTCAATACTTGCTCAATCTTTTTGTCGGTAGAATTAAATTTATATTTTGATTTATATTTATCTTTTGTCTCTACTGTTTGCCCACCCTGATTTTGATACAAATGATCATATATCATTTGATCAACACCTATTATTGTGCAAGGTTCGTTTGCATTAGGTATTAAACCCTGCTTATTCCAAAGGGAAATCCATTGTAAATCGTTTTCTTGGAAACAAGTTATTGACCCTGCTAAACCGGGAATAATTTTTTGAAGTCCTTCTTCAAATGTCTGTAATGGTCTCCACCAGTTAGGTATATTGGTGTCATCTTTATTTGCTGCATTAGCATTATTACCTTCATCAGAAGATTGGCAATCAACTATAGCAACTCCATTACCATCTTTGGTTTGCTCTGACTGTAACTGCTCATTCTTTATATCAGTAAATCCTATTTTTGGATTTTTTAAAGTTTCAACAACATATTCTCTTGTTGCTTTATTTTCCTCACTATTATCTTCTTTAATTTTTATTCCTAATTCCCTCATCACTTTGGCAAACATATCAAATCTAAGAGTTGATGCCCATCTAAAAGTATTCTTGAATGGGTGAGAATCCTTCCACTGTTTAGCTTTAAGGTGGAAATAATCACTTATGTTTCCACCCTCTGTGCTTTCTAAACTTGGGAAAAGAAATATGATGTTATTAGTTTTACAAATTTGTTTTAAATAATTAGAATAAACATTTTTTATTATATCTGAAGCTATCGAAGTTATTTCTTCACCGTTCTTAACTTTACCAACATCAAAATGATAAATACCTATAGTCTTTATATTGGCTCCACCAGCGTTAAATTGCTCATAGGGTTGTGGGTCGTGCTTATCCCCATCTAATCTTTTTCTAAATAAATATGAAGTTGTTGGAAAAAATTCTAAAGTAACTTCTCTAACACCTTTGCTAATATCCAACGTGGAATTAAACAAAGTTGCAATATATGGTCCAGCCCAATTATTTAAATCATTACCAATTCCAAAAGCAAAATAAATTTTTAAATCAGTATTAATTCTGTCATTGTAGTAATCAGGATCATTTCCAAAATACTCTTTTTTTCTTATTGATTCCTCAAGCTGGTGGGCAAGCATGTCCGTTATTACGGAATTACTTAAAAATTTACTTTGAATATAATTATCAGTATCAATCAACTTCAATACAAGTTTTGCAGTCTTTTGTTCTGGCATCCCTATACCATACTCAAAAGAATTTAGATATCTATTGTTAGCTGGGCTTATTACTAAAGTATTCTCGTCTTCCTTAATGTTTTCAAATGAAAATGATTTAGATTTTTCACTTGATATAAATGGCAAAAAATGATCGTATTTTGTGCTTATAATAACATTAGGTACAAATATTTTTGACATTTTACAACTTAGGTATTAGTATCTTATCACCAACGTTCAACTCTTGAAATGGATCTGATATATTATTAAAAGCCATAATAATCCAATCATTAGTTACTGTATTATAGAACAAATCAGAAATTAAATCAGGTCTATGTTCATAACCTGCAGGAATAAAGCCAACATCAAATTCTTTATTTTTTAAATCTTCCATATAATCTTGAAATTTAGATGAAATTAATGATGTTGCTATGGTTTTATTTCTATGATTTATTTCATTAAATCCAATAGTATAATGATTAATGTATCTCATAATTAATACCTAAAATATGGACCAACATTTCTACCCAATCCCTTTTTACGCTGCTCCACTAGTCTAGGTTGAGGGTTAGGATCAGTGTCTTTAATCCTACCTTCATTATCTCCCATAGTCAGTGGATCTCTTGGTCTAAATATTGGATTCTGTGTAAAGTCTGTATCTTTCTGGGATGTATCTCCAGACTTCAAAGGTAATCTAACAGATTCATTTAATCCAGATTCTTTACCTTCTAATTGAATTTCTATTCTATTGAAATCGACAACATCATTCTGTGCTCCCTCTATCTGACCCTCTCTAGCTTGTGGGCCAGATTCAAGTTCTTTAGGTGCCGCACGTTCATCCTGGTTTAAAGTTCTTTTCATTATTTCATCATATAAAGAATTTATAGATCCAGTGTATCTATCAGAAATATTACTCCAAGGGTCCATGGTTCCATACTTTATAACAGACTCCCATCCAGTAACATTATCCCCTGAGATTCTTTCAAATGGTTCATACTTACCAAAGTCACCGACTCTGTTCTCTGATAAATCTAAACTAACTTCAATAACTTTAGGAGTAAATGAAATTATATCGTATCCGTAATTTTCTTTTATTTTTATACTAACTCCGGTGCAAACACAAGGTATATTTCTATACATAGACCCGTGAGTTAAATAAATAGATGGTGGCCCTAAACTAGTATCTAAAGAGTTATTAATAACACTAGATCTAAGTGTAGCAGTCCAAAGAATAATCAAATCTACAGCTTTCCTCAAAGCTCTATTACTATCACTAAGTGCAGTTCTAAGTGTGTTTAAATTTAAAGGTGAAGTTGTTCTTTGTGGTATACTTAATTTAGATTTTAAATGTTCAGCAAATTCATCGGAAGTTAAATTAAAAAATGGTATGTACTTACTAGTATATTGTTTTCCTCTAAAAAATAAAGATTTTCTCTGCTCTTTATCTTCTTTATACATTCTAAACTGAGGATCAAATCTTGAATCCATACTATACAAAGTTAAATATTCAACAACGTTAGCGAGAGTAATATTAAAATTTAATTTAATATCTCTAGACTTTGAACCATGATAAGAAAATAAACTTCCTGGTCTCCCTACCAATTCATAAGTATTTAAATTTGGTTTTTGTGATTCAGATATTTGACAATTTTCTAACATCGGAATATAAAAATCTAAAAACTTATTTGTCTCCGGTTGAGGATATCTAAAATACAAAAAAGATCTTTCTGGTAATGCTCTAGGTTTTATATTTTGATTAAACATTATTATCTCGCCTCACTTGGAGTAAACTTTTTAGCTCTTTGTATATCATTTAGTTGTTCATTAGTATTCTTTCCATGCCCTGCAACTTCAGCCAATAAACCTAAAGCTGCATCACTGTATCTTTGATTTTCGCTAATAGCTTGAATAGATGAGTTCAAAGATCTTAATAATAAATTATCAAATCTTTGTCTGTTATCATCCATTTTTGGATCTGGAATCTTCTTTTCAATTTTCTTAGTAGTTCCAACTAACCACCAAATACCAGCAGCTATTGCAACTATTGCAGCTATAGCTAAACCTATTGGATTTAGTATAGATACTAGTAAAGATATACCTCTCCAGACCCAAGAGATAATTGTTACTATTTTTCTTAAAAATGATATATAAATATAAATTTTTGCAAAGAAAACAACTAAGCTAGCAATAAAACCAATTACTGGAGCAAGTAATTTAAGAATAGGGGATAAAATCTCTACAACAACTTGTAGAAGTTGTGCAAACATACTTGCCATCTGTTCTAATGGTTTTTTAATTTCATTCCAAATAGCTTGCAACGTATCAGCAATCTGCTTCATTGGCTGCATTGTCGTTGTAAGATTTTGCATTGCAACGTTAGCTTGCTGTAGTGACAGTGCCTGTTCACCACCCAGCGTCTCCAAAGAAGCAAGCAATCTCATTTGAGCATCAGGACCAGTTCCAACATCCTGAGTTCTTGAGGCAACCGCTGCACCACCTTTTGCAATTATTTCTTTAATTGCCATAGCGGCACCTTGTCCGGTTGATGCCGTTTGTAACTTGGTAATACTGTCTCCAAGTCCCATACTTATCGCAGCACCGAGGTTTGCAGGGTCTAGTGCAAATTTTATTGCCTCATTTATAGCTTGAGCATTCTCAGGGCCTGCTTGAGCTTGTAATATCGCTAAACCTTCTTTGATTTGAGTTGATCCAATTGCCTCTGATCTTTTTATAACATTGGACATCGCATTCAAACCATTGATAACATTTTCTGCAGACTGACCATACTTTTGTGCAGAATCAGCTACAACGCTTGCAAACTTCTCTGAAGCCTCTCTGGAAAGAAGCGTTTCATTTGCATTAGACCCTAAGAATTTTATTAATGTCTGGGTGTTTTGCCCAGTCATCCTCATAGTTCCAATTAAATTTTTAGTTGATTGATTTAAATTTTTAATTCCTGATTCTCTGAAAGCAATCAACTCTTCCATCATGTCGTTTAAAGCAACGCCTTGAACATCCGCACCCTCACCTCTAATTTGACCTTGAGTAGTTCCAGTTCTAAGAGCATTTAAATTCATCTCTTGGAATTTATCGGTCATCTCATCAAAGGCAGCAGTAAGTTTTTTTAATGCACTATCTATTAAAGATCTTGCAGCCAAAACTGCAGATCTCATCTCATCTACACCAACTCTTCTAAAATTAGGATCTCTAGGATTTTTAACCGTGGTTGATAGCTGTAGTCTGGCTATAGCACCAGCCAAACGATTTTTAATATCAGTTCCAGCTAAGTCTATATTACTTTGGAATCTACCCATCCTTCTGTTAATTAACTCAGTTTTTCTTGCTAAATTGTCAAAAGATCTAGAAAGTGGAGTCACAGAGGGTTGAATATTATTTATTAACTTCCCAAACCAAGATTGAACTGGGTTTCTAGTTACAGGAGGGTTCTGTCCGGGAGGGGGATTACCAGGAGGATTTCCTGGTGGGTTGCCTGGGGGATTTCCTGGTGGATTATTTGGGGGTGGTGGTAAAGGAGGAGTTATTGGTGCTGGCAGCGGTGCAACTGGAGCGGGAGCATTTGCCAACTGTGCTGCAGCGGCTAATTTTGCTGCTAATGCTGGATCATTAGATAGCGCATCAAAGTAATCTTGGAATGCTTTCAAAACTCCTTTATTGTTTGATGATTGCAGAGTTGTAAATATTGCATCAAAAGCAGCATTTACCGCAGTAATATCTGGGACTGCTTTCTTTAATTCTTGATCAAGTAATGCTAATTGATCAAAAGCAGCATCCATCTGCCCAGATCTTCTTCCTCTAACTCCAGACATTTTAGAGACTAAGGCATTTATTGCATCATTGTAATTTTGAGTTTTATTTCCCGTTCCCTTAGTTCCTGAGTCTGCCGGGTTACCAACTATGCCTGTTGGAAGTTTAAAATTAGTTAACTGCTCATTTATTTTTTTAAGTTTATTAAATGCTGATCCTAGTTGTTTTGCACTACCACCCAGCTTATCAACTAATGAAGTTATCTTAGTTCCAAAACTTTTTAAGTTTAAATGTTTGGTGCTTTCTATAAAGTTGTTTGAAAATTTTAAGAATACTTTATCAAACACCTTTATTTGAGTTACAACGCTAGTTAAAGGATCAATAGCATCTTCAAGTTCTTTATTGAACTTTTTTAGATTTTTATCAATTTTATCATTATCTGCCACTGATTACCTTCCTGGGGACTAACTCATACACCGTCCCAATTTTATTTAGATTAAAAGTTCTAAACTTACTTTCGCCAAAAAATAAATTTAAACCTTTTTTGTAACTAGAACCAATTCTATTTTTATAGAAATAAGTAAATAATAAATCTAATTTAGAGGTTGAACCGTATACTTCAAAACAATTAATTAAGTTATTGCCTCTCATAGATCTCCATTTACCATTTTTACTAACTTCAGTATTCACCACCAAAACTTGTCTAAAACTTGAACCTCTATCACCTTTATAGTTAAAAAAAGCAATATCCCCAGCTTGCAGGGAGGCGGCATCATTATTCCTAAACCCAAGGGTAGAATCATGGTGTCCAGCTTCCACGTAAGCTACTTCAAAGTCTACAGGGACTTGTAATTTATTAACTATTTTAAAAATTCCTTAAAAATTTAAATGGCACTTGCCTCTAATATGTATTATATATCTATTTAATTTTGATATATTTAACTACTTATGAGCAATATAGATACAGAAATTGTTGAATTTATAGATTTAATTAACTTTACTTTAAGTGATGACTTCCTGGATAAGTGGAAATATAGATTTAGTGGTAAGTTCTTAAAAGAGTTTCAGGCCAAGATAATCAAGTCATTAAAAGACAGAAAGCCAATAAAAATTGAATCTTTATACAAACATCTGTCAAATAAATGTGGATATTCCACATTTCAAGTTAAAAACTTCTTTGAAGCTATAGATGTTTCTATCTATTACCCTGTTATTTTGGGTAAGCTTTCTGGCTTAGATTGAGTTTTCTTTAAAAGCTCCTGCTCATCCAATCTTTTCTTTACTTCGCACTCTTCATTAAATAGAGGGCATACGGGCTTATACTCACACCAATCACAGAACTCATTTTGCATTGGCGGGAAATCCTCCTTCTTCTTTTTGCGGATCTTCCAAACTTTACTAATTTCTTTTTCCCTCCACATATTTATGGCAGATTGAGGGAATTTAACTGAAACTAGATTATCAGTTAATGGGTAATAGTGAGCACACCAGATATCATTTATAGGTATATTAAACTCTTTAGAAACTGCAAAAGCATACCCAATAAGCTGCTTGTCTCTAGATAAATCTATTTTAGTCTTTTCTTTCTTAGAAGTCTTATAGTCAATAATTAAAATACCACCTTTTTCTCCTTTGACTATACGGTCAATAAAGCCATTGTATTTCACTCCATCAGCTAAATCGACCGAGAACTCATGCTCCACTGCCATCGTCTCTCCTAGGCCCTTATTGAACCTTAGGAAGTTACGTAAACATTGGTCTATCCTATCTTTATAGACTAGCGGGACTTTATAATCTTTTTTAATATTTTCTGCAATTTTCTCTAGCTGTGTGATATGATTCTCGGTATGGCCAAGCTCAAAGATTCTATGAATATAGGTTCCGAAGTCCACTGCGTCCTCGTTTTTTGATGGGTAGCCCGGAAGCTTCCTAATATATCTATAGTCATACTTGAGCAAACACTGATCTATTACGTCGGATTTTGAATTACTTAATCGGTCTAAAAACATGATTTCCTCAAACTATATTAGAGACTACTTAATTAAAAAATTCGAGGGAAAATATAAATTAATTAGCAGTGGCCGGGAAATGATTATCCCATCTATCTTTTTAGATAGTGATACCAAACGCCACATGTCGATTAATTTAGATACTGGGCTTTGGCAGTGCTTTAAATCTGGTGAAAAGGGCAACTTTATTCACCTGTATGCCCAACTTGAAAGATTAACTTACAAGTTAGCATATCAGAAGTTCCTGGTCGATGAATTCTTTGCCGAAGAAATTAAGCCTGCCCCAGAGAGTAAAAATAATACCGAGGAAGAACTTAACAAGTTATTTGATCAAGACTTTAAAAAACTAGACTTTGCCAATACTTCTTGCCATTATAATTCTCAGGCAATTACGGCTCTAATCGACCGTGGCATCGTGGAGTATGGCGACTTTTACGTCGCTAATCAAGGTCTTTATTACGGAAGATTAATTATACCCTATCGAAACCGAGACAAGGTATTCTTCTTTCAGGGCAGAACCTTATCTAATCAGAATCCCAAGTATTTGAACTTCAAGGGCATGAAGTCATCGTCAGTTCTATTTCCTTTCAAATATGATTCAACTGATCATCTCTACGTGTGCGAGGGCGCTATTGATGCGATGTCATTGCAGTTGATGGGATTCAACGCCACAACTACGATCTCCTGCCATGTTTCGATGGCGCAGCTAGAACAACTGAAATACTATCAGGGCAAGATCATAGTGGCTTACGATAATGATCGTGCCGGATTAGATGGTTTGCGCACGTTTGAGCTTCGTCGTAGAAGAGCTAGGATGCCAGGATTTAACTATTGCTTTCCGCCCTCAGGATTCAAGGATTGGAATGAAGCATTCGTCAAAGATAAACGAATGCTTCACGATCATCTAAAAAGCCACCAACAATTTCATTTGAATGAGTGGGATACTATGAGAGAGTTAGATACATTGGATCAGAAATAATTGTATCTTTAAATATTGTGTATCTTACACGAATAGCATATACACCTTGGATAGATCCAAAATTACCGGCAACTAATTGAGGGTGGGTTGATAATTTAGTGGTATCCCAATTAAATAGTAAAACATTATCCGCAGTTATACTGACTAAAGAACTAGTTTCATTGAATGAAGAAACAGTTACTCTAGCCGGTAAATTTGCAGCTTCATTTAATTTTTGGATTTCAAATGCTCCACTAGTTACAACTGTATCTCTAAATAAATTTTTCACTGATTCATTTATTTGAGTATTTTCTACATGGATATCTGTTGCAACTTTTATATCTGATATTGAACCTAAATTTACTTTACTATTAATTAATCTATTCTTAGATTTAATCATTATGGGTTCAGTTAGAACAGTAAATCCACCTTTTCTAAGGGTAAAATCATTTATTACTACTTGTAGATCAGAATTTTGATACATTCTGACTGTCCAAGCATCAATGTAGTCTCCCGTATTTGATACTGTATTAGGGATTGTAGTTGACATTCCATCCAAATTTATTTTACCAGTTTGATTTGAATTTTTAGAACCGTCTAAAACAACAATATATTTTCCAGTTGATAATTTAAATATATCATCATCTCCAGAACTATATTGTGAACCAGATTTAAAATTACTAGTTTCAGGATAATCACTAGTAAAACTCATTAAAATTGATCCGCTTACCGAAGAGGTATCAATAAGCTGAGTTTGGCTATTTAAAATTGAGTATGGATATAAATCTAGTGATTTATTAAATATAGTTACAGAACTTATTTGATAAGGATCGACATACTGCCCATCACTAATAAAATGGGCCTGCAACCCCACTTTAGATAGGACTGCTGGCCTATTGTGCCGCTCATCTATGTTTATATTGTTCAATAGCATCGTTCTCAGCCTTTACTTGGTCGGAATAAAGTTTTAAGAATACGGCCCTTTCTATCCTGGTCATACTCTTAACATCTTGATAAGTAAAATTACATTTACTTACCAATATGTAGGCTTCAAACAGTATATTTTCTAAATTTAATTGATCTACTAGGTCACTGAAAAAAAATTTTCGCTAATTGGCACCGCCATTTCCGAGGTTGCCCCGCAGAAGCCACAGTCATAAATAAATCTTGGGTCTAAACCTAGATCTGGGCGCATAATATGGTTTATCATAAATTTAATGTCCATAATATGCATTTTTGGGATGGCTTTATTAATAAATACTGGATCTTTAATTCCATTAAGTTCTATTACGAATCTCCAGATATTATTATAAATTTGTTCTTGGTTATTTAAATACTGCTCATCGCTTACCCTGGGGAACCTTACCTTGGCGGTCTTTTTAAGTTTTGGAAGCTGTATTTCTCTTGGATCGGTAATGTCCACATCTAATTTATTTATAATTAAATCAGATAGATCAATAGTAACTTCTGACTCGGCAGAGCACTTAGGGCAGCTTATTGATGCAGGATACTTTGACCCATAAGAAATTTCTCTTATTTTTAATAAAAGATAAAGCTTATCCATTAATAATAAATTATTAGTATCAATACCCTTAGTGCATTTAGATATAATTAAATTTACAGGGTTTATCTTATTTTTAACACTTGTGGATAGCTGCTTCTCGTCTTCAAAAGTAATTGGTGAAATAGTTACCTGAGATACTTTACTAGAATAAAATCTACCCTCAGAAGGTAGATTTATCATCGTTTCGGCTTCAAGTGGCAACTCACCAAATAGTTGCTCTAATCTTGAATCTCTATTCTCTTGATTTGGATCTAATTCTTTCATATAATTCCTTTACACACTATTATAGTGTGTATGCAAATTCGCGTAGGTATTATAGACTCCTTAATAGAAACTGATAACCCCCAAATTATAAAAGTTTTATCAGATAATTGGGCCTTCCCAGTCCAGGGATATCAGTATACCCCGGCCTATCAAAGACGGGGTTGGGATGGTAAAAAACGATTTATAACCGCCACAGGGAGATTTAAAACTGGGCTTTTAAATGGTATCCTAGCTGATCTTGAGAAAGTAGGTTGCAAGCCTAGTATAATAAGAGATTACGAACCTCGATCTGGATTTGTATTTGAAACTCAGATTAAAGAGTTCAAGCTTTTTGATTATCAAGAGAAAGCTGTTTACGAAGCTCTTAAGGCTCAAAGGGCTTTGATACTATCGCCAACGGGATCGGGCAAGACTTTAATTCTGGCCGCTCTCCTTACGGCCTTCTCTGAGGATAAGGTTGTGATTCTATTCGATGAGCGTAGTATTCTAACTCAAACCTTTGAATACCTAACTAAGAAGTGCGGATTCAAAGACGTTGGAATTAATCTCGGTGGAGATTACAAAGATGGTAGGATAATGTTGTCCACCGTTCAAAGTATCGAAAAGATATTTGATACGCATTTAGAAGAAGCGGAGGTGTTGATTGTTGACGAAGTTCATAAATTCTGTAGAGGTGAGATTGCGGTCGCTGCTATTCAGAGCTTTCCTAATGCTCAATACCGTTTCGGATTCACAGCTACTCTTCCAGACGATCCTATTGGTCAACTCACATTACGAGGCGCGTTTGGGGATAAGATAAGCACCAAGACAACCCAGGAGCTTATTGAGGAGAACAAGTTAGCAAAGCCTGTTATTCAAATTATTGAATACACAGATGACCTCAAACCCGAGGATATGGATGATACATATGCTAATCTCTATGATAAGTTTATTGTAAACTCAGAGAAGCGCAATAAGATGATCATAGAATTAGCTGCTAAGATTGCTGCTGCTAGCTCTGAAGCTAAGGTGTGTATCCTGGTAAAGAACCTAGCACACCTAGAAACGCTTAGGAAGGCCATTCCAAACTCCTTCACCTTGGAGGGTGTGAACTCCCTTTCAGAGCGACAGGGGGCTATTAAAGGCTTCCTCAAGTCCAAGAAAGCTGCCTTCCTCATCGGCACCAAAGTCCTTCAGACTGGAATTAATATTGAAGAGATCAGCCATCTTATCAACGCTCGTGGATTGAAGGATAAGATACCTACGATCCAAGGGCTTGGTCGTGGTATGCGAAAGGCTAAAGACAAAAGCTCAGTAATGGTATACGATTTTATGGATGAAATACCTTACATGCGCGAGCATTCCAAGGCTAGAATCAAACACTATCGAAAAGAAGGCCACGACATTTCGTGGATTAAACTATGACTATAAAAGCTGAAACTCTATTAGATTCTTTGTATAACTTTACTCCAACTCAACAAACCACGTTAGAGCGTCTAGGTGATGAGATTAAGGCACTTAAAAGTAAGAGGATTGGATTGGATACTTTGAACTCATTAACTAGCATTTACAGAGAGTTAGATGGTATAAGAGAAAATGTAATGCTTAGATTGGTTTCTTCTTTAAAGCGTGGTGATAAAGTAGATTAAATACATACTATACTTATCAATCCGGGACCACCTCTACCACCATTTCCACCTCTACCATTTGTTATTGCATTACCACAAGCTCCACCCCCACCACCTCCGCTGCCAATTCCACCATGGCCACCATGCCCTGCGGTTCCACTTAGAGTATTAAAATATCCACCACCACCCCCACAAAAATAGAATCCATGATTACTATTAGGTCCCCCCTCAATATTTCCATAGAAAAAATCATCTCCAGTATAAGAAAGATCTAATCCATAGCCCAATCCATTGATTGGTGTTGTAAGTGAATTACTGTTAGATAATGCGGGGAAAGGATAAGGATAGCTAGTAGAATTATCCCCAAACAATATATATTTTGTATCAAATACTGAGGCTCCGGCAGATGTAGTGCTATTTCCAAATAATCCTGGTGTACAAATATTGTTATCCCGACCCATAGTATTAGAATTGTTTATATCAAAACTATATAATCCAGCATAAGTATTAGTATTAGTTCTGTCTTTAGTAAGTTGAGGCATCATATGTTGTCTAATTCCTGCGTGGCCATAAAATATATTACTTGCATCAACCATAGTACCATCAATTACACTGGAAGAAACCTGATGACCAGAGACGGCACCACCCGTTCCACCATTAGCAAAACATATTCTATTTCCCTGTGAGGAATCAGGATAATAACATACAAAGCTAGATCCCCCTGGCCCACCTGAAGTTTCTATAACAGAGCCAAATATTGCACCAGATCCAGCAGAACCACAATAACCTGGCTTTATATATAATGTATTAGGGAGAAACATGGCAGGGATTAACATTGACATCGTTCCTGCGCCACCTCCGGGAACGGCACCGGAAGCATAAGTTCCTGACGCCATAGCTGGGCCGCCCGCTCCACCACCGCCACCACCAATACACAGAAAATAAACTAATTTACAATTATTTGGTTTATTCCAAGTTATCCAGGGAGATTCACTGTCAGTGCCAACGAAATGTTTAGTAGTTTCATAAATATTCCCACCAAAACTATTGTAATCTTGATGACTCATATTATTTTATACTCCAAAACAAAAATGCTCCTGGTCCACCATTTCCACCATCCCCACCCTTTATACCACTCCCATTAGATCCTATGGCTCCCCCTCCACCACCTCCACCACACCCAATACCCCCATGTCCACCATCCCCTCCATTACCATTTATATTTCCTGCTCCACCATTTGCTGCTCCAAACCCATAAAATGGTAAATAATTTGTAAAAATTTTATCGAATCCATTTGAAAAATTTACAGGTCCATAATAATTACTTCCAGCCCCAGCAGCACCGGAAACAGAGCCATAATTTACATCACCATAAGTCGAATAATTTGTAAAAATTGAAAGGCTGGATAAATATCCTCCCCGATAAGCATTTGATGATGCTCCCCCTCCTCCTGTTCCATATTTAAGTAATAAGTTACCAGGATAACTAATAGGTCCATCAGACGTAATTGATCCATTTCTACCATTATATCTAACTGTGTTACAACTACCAAGACCAATTCGACATATATTGTATGCATTATCGGAAGAAGATCCTCCTCCTCCGCCTCCTTCACCAGTTCCTGCCGTAGCACTAGTTCCCCCAGATGATTTTCTAGGATTTAGATTTGGATAACCTAGTATAGCTAAAGTATTCGCACTATTTACTTGATTATTAGGGGAAATAAACATTCTTAATGGGGTTGGAAAAGTTTTAAGAATTCCATAGGTGCTCATACCACCACAGGACCCCGATACAGATACATCATTACCAGACGCGCCTAATACACCCCCAAGTCCACCTTGGCCACCTTCCCCAGGAGCAACGTATAAACGATTTGGAACCATAAAAGATGGAAGAAAACTTAAAAAAGATTGTCCATGACCTCCTCCACCTCCACCTCCAGCGGCAAATCCAGTTGGGGACGCTGCACCCCCGGCACCCCCACCTCCAGCACCAATCCCACCAATAATAATAAATTTTGATCCTTTAGGTTTTAACCAAATGTGAGTCGTGGGAAAATGTGTTTCATAATTAGGGTAATTACTACCTTCATTTAATCCATTAAATGGTCCTGAAGCAGCTCTTATCCCCCCAACATAAGCTCTAAAATTATCATTAATATTTTGTGCAGAATTATAAGTTTGATATACCATAAATTTATATAGCTATTATGATTACAAATCCAGGGCCTCCGTTTCCACCGGCCCCACCTTTATTACCACTTCCTCCATTACTTCCACCACCTCCACCACCCCCACATCCAAGACCTCCATGCCCACCATTTCCACCATCTCCAGAAGATCCATAACACCCACCACCACCAGTGCCTCCAGTAAAAAATAATGGATGAAATAAATTTAATGTATTTATATTATTGGCATCTGTTAAATCCATCCCATATCCAATACCATTAGAACCATTTAAATTACCACTAACTCCACTAGGACCACCAGGAATTACTCCTGCACTAAATTGTGCATATAAGGATGATAATATTGTATTATTTAATAAAATATCTCCTCCAGGAAATGATGATGTACTTGTGAATGCTGCACCGCCAGCAGTGCCTCCAGTGCAAATAATGTTTTTACCCATACCACTAGGCAAAAAAGATAAATTTGTTGAATAGCTAGTAGAAGTAACGTTTCTGATATTATATCCTAAACCATTTGGTCCACCACTAGCTGTGTCTATTGCTAAGAAATTAGGAATTCTGGTGCTCGCCGGAAATGCTCCGCCTGTTGCACCAGGGGGTAGTCCTCCAGCAGTATCAGCAGCTAATCCAGCAGGAGATGTTCCATTGCTACTTCCGTTAGCACCCCCATTACCCCCATAAGCAATAACAATACCATTCCAAGAATCATCAAATGTCCCATTTGCTGGGGCAGCAAAAGTTACTCTTGAAGATCCACCTCCAGTGGAATTCGTAAAACTTGTGCTACCATAACTGCCTCCAGGTGACCCTGATCCCCCATACCCAGGCGACACATAAAGTATATCCGGTAATAAATTTGCAGGTATTAAAGATACATAAGATCCGCCTGCTCCACCACCACTTCCACCACAGTTGTAGGTATTAGTTGGTTTAGTTTGGCACAATCCACCGCCCCCACCGCCCCCACCACCTACTGCATAAATATAAACTATTTGACAATCTCTAGGTTTTTTCCAAATATATGTTGGCATTATCGCAGTGTTAGTAATACTGCCTTGGTATACTTTAATATTATCAGTATCTTTTAAATCTGAATACAGTTGCTGCATCAGTAATCACCACCAACAGCCGTAACATACCATCCACCACCTAAGTTTGAACTTGAGCTTATCATAACATAAACTCTATAACTTGATGGAATTTGAATCATCATTGGCAATTCTATATGTCCAACGCTTTGTGTATTACTTGCTGTAGTTGTTGGTAAAGAATACTGCATTAATAATGAGTTATTGGTTGCTGTAGTTGGATTGCTACCATTATTAATAAATACTCTTGCAACAGAAGCTGTAGAGTTAGTTCCACCAGATTCAAAAATTAATTTTTGTAAAAATGATCCATTTGATGCACCACTAAAAACTAAAGTTGAATTAGTATTAGTTCCATCGTAGGCACTTGATACAGTCGCAGTTACTGCTAAAGTCCCTATTGGATTAGAACTAGGCCATGAAAATCTTGGGGTAATAGTAAAAATTGGACTTGTATTTGCTGGCATTTTAATTTCCTTTTATGGAGACACTAAACCTTTTATCATAGCATTTATTACTCCAAAATAATTTGGAACAATACTTGCATTAATATTATAGTAATTTGAAGCACTAACACTAGTTATAGTTAAAGTGCTAGTTGAATTATCATAAGTCATTCCTGGACTACCAGAGAATGACCCGGCATTATTAAATTGTACTTGTGTAGTAGATCCGCCTGGAGTTCCGCCGGAAGATATAGATGATGCAATCCATTTAGTTGAACTCCAAGTTAAAACTTTACCATTTGATGGGCTTAATGGACTTGAAACATCACTTAATCCACTTAATGATCCCGTAGGCAAACCATAATAAGTTGTGGCCTCTAAGGTTCCATCAATTTTAACTCTACCAGTTCCTACGCTAGGATCTGGAGTTATTATTATTGCATGAGTCCCGCCATCAATATTAATGGTGTTTGAATTAACCGTATTGTATATATTACCTGTTCCTAAATTAGGAATTTCCGCAGTATTCGCATACAGTATTTTACCTAGTCCGTTAATAGTAACATTACCATCAAATCCAGCATCACTAAGGAATCCTATAGTTCCATCACCTTGTAGTGGATCTGCGGTTATTTCAATAGCGCGGCTTTCACCTAATAAGTTTATTACATTACCACTAGCAGCAGCGCCAACTATAGAGTTTGCATTTACTACATTAGTGATTATTTCATTCCCCGCAAGTAAACTGTCTGTTAATGAGTTATAAGTAAATGAAGAGTCTCCTGCAAGTAATCCACTACTATTAAATTGTATTTGAGTATTAGATCCACCGGCAGCTAATGGAACGGACGACGCAATCCACTTAGTTCCGCTATAAGTTAATACCTTTCCAGTACTTGGATTTAAAGGACTTGAAACATCTGATACAGTGCTAAGAGCGTAATTAGTTGGAATGTATAATCCAGAAGTTGAATTATAAACTAACGTCTGATTGTTTCCTGGAATGGAGGATGCAACATCATGAATCTCATCCATGTCAAATGAGCCACGAATTGTTACAAATAGAGTTCCATTAGTGTTGTGCGCTCTTATAACACGACCCATCTGGAAATATCCATGTCCAGGTTTACTTGGTCTATAGTTTCTAAGTTCGCCTGGAGTATCACCTAAGTATACAATGTCACCATCATTGAATGCAGAGGTTGGAAGTGGAATTCCATTTACCTTACCAAAGGTGGTAACAAATCCTGAACTATTATCAGAAATTTCTTGAGTAGTTACACCGATAATGAATGCAGTTTCAGAATTAGTTGATGATGCTGCTGCAAGTGCAACATTCAACTTACCTGATCCACCAGTAGTTCCGCTTACATATATTACTTTACCATTAGCAATCGTAGCGCCGGATTTATTTTCAACAAGCATTACTTGTTCTTGTCCGACTTGCAATGTAGTATCAGTGGTAGTTTGGATATCCAACGTTTGATCAGTTGCATTCCAAGATATCTGACCAACTGCTAATGCTGCACTTGGATTAGTATTAAATTGTATTGCAGATGCAACATAATAATTAGTTGCACTTAAAGAGCTTACAGTTGAACCCCAAGTTAATGCTGGGCTTCCACTAAATACTCCATTATTATTAAATTGAACTTGAGTATTAGATCCACCTACAGTTGATGACCCTGGAAGATTTAAATACGTTGTTGCTGATACAGTTCCAGCGACAGAACTAGTTGAACTTAAATAATTAGAGTATAGTGAACCACTTATACTACCACCAGAAACAGTTATCAAACTTGATGGATCAAGATACGAAGAACTTACGATTGTATCTTGTCCCATCAAAGCTATTTTTCCAAAAGTTTGCTCGTCTGGGACTCCTAAAGGACTTACGGCTCTATTAACCCATTGACTTCCATTATAATATAAATATTGTCCAATAGTTGGGGACGTAATTTTTAATCCATTTAATGGGAATATATTTTTCTGGAGTAGTCCTAAATAAATTTGATAATTTGCTAGTGTAGCATTAACATAACCAGGTATTGTAGCATCAACTTGAGTTTTAGTATAGTAGTTAGCTAATGTAGCATTTACGTAAGCGGGTATTGTAGCATCAACTTGAGTTTTATTATAGTAATTTTCAACTATTGATGCAGCAGTATAATAATTTGCTGCTACTACACTAAGAACTCCTAAATCTTTACTATCA